GGCTGAAGCCCAGGTTGCCGATAACCTGACTGTCGGTAATGACAGGGCCGGACGTAGCAGACGCGGCGCTGGTCTGCCCAACGGCAGACCAGACGAAGGTTGCGCCAGCGGGGCCAGTCCAGCCGATCTTGAGGTCACCGGCAGGGTCGGCGGAGAAGACGATCAGGCCATCGACCACGTAGGTGGCGTTAGCCACCGTGCTGAACGTGATGTCGGGGTCGGCGCTGTAGGTGGTCGTGTTTGCCCGGCTGGTGTCGGCGGTCTTCCAGGCCGTGTTGACGGAGTTGACTCCGTTGACTACCAGGTTGTTCGTGGTGAACGTACCCGACTCGTTCATGCTGGCTATGACCGTATTGTCCGGAGCAACCCACTGCTGGAGGTTGCCGGTGTAGCCGAGGTTAGATCCGCCGACCTGAAGCACAGGGCCGGAGGTGACTCCGGGCTGGGCAACGATGGCACCCTTGTTGGCGACCGTGATGCCGGTGGACTGAACTATGAACTGGCTGTTGTTGTTGACGTCGGCGACACGGAAAGTGTCGACGGACTGAGATGTAGCAGCCTTGACGGTGAACTGGTTCTGAGCGGCAGCCGTACCGGCGATCACGGTATGGCCATCGTTGAATATCGTGAAGCGCTCAGTGCCGCCACCGTTGGCAGCAACCCTGACTGCACGCTTGGTTACGCTCGTGTCGGGAGCGACGATGTCAGCAGCAACGAACGAAGTCGTCGAGGTGGGGGCGATCGTTGCAGTGCCGCCAGCCAGAACGGCGAACCTGTCCGTGGTCGCGTCGTTGTCGGTGAGCCTGAACTTGTAACCGTTGTCCAGGTCTCCTGCCAGCTTGACCGACTTGATGTTGCCGGTCGACTGGAAGAACACCATGGTGTTCAACGCGATCTCGTTGTCCTTGATCTCAAGGCGGGAGGCGTTGGGGTTGGTGGAATCGCCGATGATCTGGGTGATTCCCAGCGCTCCGGAGTTGTACACGGTGATGTTCTGCAAACTGCCCAGCGCCTTTGTAAGCGTCTTGTTCGTCAGGGTCTGGGAAGAAGTAGTCCCGACCACCGCTGCGCCGCCAGAGAGGCCGTGTACGTTCGTAGAGGACGCTTCGTGCGTCCTCGAATCAGTGAAGTCACGGGCGGAGTCGACATGCCTGACGACAGCACCGACGGAGTGAGAGCCAGCCGACGTGCCATCGACGGCTCTGGTGACCGTGAGCGTCAGACCAGACACGCCGGTGACATCTACCAGTTCCATCCCGGAAGAGCCGTAGTCAAGGGCCAGCGTGTACGGAGTAGAACCGGGGAACCCCGTGGTGGCAGCCACGGGGATCATGACGTCGGACGGGGTGATACCACCGGTCAGCGTTGTCTGTAGTGCAGTTGAGGAGTAGTACCTGGAGTTGGCCACAATAGCTCCTAGCCGTTGAAGTGCTGGTAGTTTTCGAACAGACGGAAGAGGCGGTCTCGCTCCTCTTGAAGTCTGCGCTGGTACAACGTCAGGTAGTACTGAGCAGCCTGAGAGCCAGCACCAGTAGGTACCAGCGGTGCACGTTCAGTCGCTTCGATAGCCTTCTGCTGAAGCCGGGCGGCCTCGTACGCCGGGAGCATGCGCCAGCATGCCCCGTAGGTGATCAGGTCGACGTATCGGTCGGGGTATCCTGTGGTCGTTGCGAAGTCGTCGGTGCCGTTGACCAGGGTGTTGGGCTTCTTCGTGTAAGTAACCCTGATGTTACGGCCAGGCACTATGAAGTCACGCATGATCTGAATGGTCTTGCCGGTAGGCGTAGGCGTGGGCTTCACCTGCCCAGCGGTAGTGGAAGCCTGGGGGTTGAAGCGCCAGGACGACAGCGGGAACCATACGGCCGAGGGGCCGATGGTGTTGACGTCCACTTTGTACACGTCCTCGACTTCCGCCGGGATCGGGTACTCGTAGCGAGCTGCGATCTTCGGGAACTCGAACTCCCCGAACGTCCACAGATCCGGGTATGTCCCGTTGATCGTGTCGTTGATCGCTTCCTTGATGCGGGACCTCGGGAACATAGGGTCGTCAGTCACGAACGTGTTGACAGCGTGGAGGGCAGGAGTCGTGCCCTCCACTCCACGCCCGGACAGTCCTCCGAACACGGTGACCAGGCCTGAAGCCTGGTCGAACTTCTTGACCTGGATGATCTCGTCATCGATCTCCACGAGACCACGGGAGATGTTGGTAACCGTGTCGGGGTCCACTAGGAACGTGGTGTCCGAGACGCCCATCGTCGAGGTGAGGTACGAGATCGATGCCTGATCCTTCGTGTAACCAAGTAGTTGCTGCTTGACTCGGGAGACAAGCTGATCGAAACTCGTTGCCATGGTTCTCCTTCTTAGAGTTCAGCCCACACGATGCTCATGTTCCAGAGCGTGTTCACCAGGCCGCTGAGCGTTCTGAGCACGACCCCCTCGCCGGGGACCAGAGTGAAAGGCGGGTAGACGGCAGGGGCAGCAGCGATGTTCTGAGTGGTAGACCCTCCGTTCGCCCCTCCCGCCACTACCGGGGAGGCGTTGAAGATCTGAGCACCGATGGTGCATGTCGGGTTGCCGGTCCTGATCTCCGCCAGGGATGTCGGCATAGCAGACTGGAACTTGGACACCGCAGTGGAGTTGGTCTGGAGCGTACCGGCTGAAGCGGCCGTAATCCTGAAGCCGTTCAGCGGGGCGGGGGTGAGGTCTGCCGCGATAGCGAAGCTGCTCACGTAGGCTGCTCCGAGCGAGATAGTCACGCCGGAGGCGACTGGGTTGAACAGGCTGATGAAGTTGTTCGCTGCCACGACGCCGGGAACGGCGCCGATCGAGAAGACGTGTGCGCTCTTGATGGCTGGATTGGATGCCGATGTCGTGAATAGCGGTGTGCCTGATGTGTTGTCAATCTGTTGTCCCATGTCGCTCCCCTGGTTGTGGTCGTAACTCCTTCTGGTCGTGCCCGTGATTGATGTCAGGTGGCCATGATCTTGGCGGTGAGAGCTCCGGCGCCAGTAGCGCCGGAGAGTGAAGCCCGGTAGTACCTGAAGGCCTTGCCGGTAGAAGAGGCCGTGACTGTAGATGCGGCGGTCAGTGCCACCGTGGTGCCGGTAGAGACGAAGGTCGAGTTGTCCAGCGACCCTTCGATGGTGATGGTTCCTGCTAGCGTAGACGTGCCTACACCGACCACCGTACAGTTGGCGTGAGCCGCCCCACAGTCCATCGCAGCGCCGGTCGCATTGGTCGTCACCGCGTTGAGCGTGGTGCTCGCAACGAGCTGGCCGGTGGACACCAGCAGCATGGCTCCGAGGTTCGGGTCGGGAACCGCGACGTTAGCGGTATTGCCCCCCTGGGCAATGCTGGTCGGGATCGAAGTTGAGACAATGCCAGGGGCACTGCCTGGTGTGAAGCCCTCTAGTCCTACTCGCATTTCAGGCACTCTCCGCCTCCTTGATAGCCTTGTCTACCTGCCAGCGTTGTGTTCCGTCAGGCTGCAACCCCTGACGGGTTGCCGATTCGTAGTGGTCTAGGTCTTTGTCCCAAGTGGTCTGCTTGACCGCATACTCGCCGTTGATGTGAGGCGAGAGCTGGAGCCCCTTGGCTCTGACGCACTCACCCCAGGACTTGTGGTCCTGAGTGAGGCAACTGCTAGAACACATCAGCGCTCACCTACCAGTCCGATGGCTTCGATCTTCCCCCACGGAATGAGTACGATCTCGGTCTGGGGGGACGTGTGGATACTCCACCGGAACTTGACGAACGTGTCGTCCCAGTCCAGGACTTCGAGACCGGTAAGCGTGCGGCCACCCTTCTCTAGGTTGATGATCGCTCCCTTGAGCAGGAGGCCCTTGACGGCCTCCGCCTTCTTCTGTGCAGGTGGCATTAGTTGAAGTGTCCTTCGCTGGTCTTGAAGACCCTGGATCGGAAAGTGTTGCGAGAGTTGGTCGGGGCTGCCGGGTACTTGCGGACGATCGGCGGGGCGAAGGCGGCCTGACCGGGCATGCCGATCTCCTGCTCTCCTTCGCCTTCGCCCTGACCTTGGCTCTCCGCGTACCCCGCCCATGCGGGGGTGGACATCAGTTCAGGTATCCTTCCGACACTCGGTAGATGTCAGGGCGGAACACGTTGTGAGATGTGGCCGCAGCGGCGTTGCGGATAGCGGCCACCTGAGTCCTTGAGGCGGGCCCTGGCAGCGTTGCAGGAGCACCTGCGGCCTTGGCCTGGGAGCCGCCAATCGGAGGCAGCACAGGGGCAGGCAGGGGCGCCGACTTCATGGCGCTGGCGATAGTCCCCTGCGCCCACTTCGGCAGGCTAGTCGGCATACCGATCACCCGTGTCGGAGTAGATCCCCTGAGCGAACGAGTCGTGACTGGAGCCGAGGTCGGCCTGCTTGAACGTCGCCATAGCGTCGAAGAGCCCCGTCTCCAGGATGCCCTTCTCGTTGTTCTCGATGTTCGTCGCCTTACCACCAGGACCAGCGATGTCCATCCGGGTACCACGCCAGTCGAACGCGTCGTTCAGCCGGGACTCGTAGAGAGCATCCTGCGGCTCGGTCTCGGGGTTCTTGTACAGATCGGTCATGTCACTTCCCCTTCGCTGCGTCTCGCTTGCCCTTGGCGGACAGTGCGGTCATCTTCTTGGCACCGTACTTCTTGCGCCCTGCGGCTGCGGCTATGGCCGCACCCTTCTTCCCGCCACCAGCAGCCTTGGCTACTGCGGCGAACCTGCCACCCTGTCCGAGCGGTGCCTTCTTGTTAGGCTTAGCAGCCATGACTCTCCTTAGATGAGATCGAGAATGACCC